TCAAAGATCTCAGCCACGCGCACGTCAGCGCGGTCGTCGGCGGGGATGACCTTGCCCGTCGGGCGGTTCTGGCGCTGCTCGTTCGTCACCTGACGGACGTGCTGCGGCAGCTTGTTGATCGTCAGGCAGGGGCGGGCGTTGATCGTCTGGCCCTGCACCGACCCGCGGGTGGCCAGCACGTCAGCCGGCCACTGCCACTGGTTATCGGGCGAGCCCGCCATGAAGCGCAGGTCGTCCAGCTCGTCCTCACGGCTGTCCGAGTACGCCGACAGCGCCAGCGTGTAACGGCGGCGCATGACGGACAGGCGATCTGTTTCGTCGCTGTCGGAAACGCGCCCCGCAGCCTGTACGTCGTTCGCGGCCATTACTTACCCTTGAGCACCTTGGCGGCGGTGGCCCGAACGTCGAGCTTGGCCGGGATCGAGCCGTGGCAGTCCTTGTGGTAGGTGCCGCTGTCGCGGCTCGGCATCCCACCGTTGGCCACCTTTGGCTCGCGCGCGTTCAGCTTCTTGATGGGTTCCAGCTTGTTCATCACTTCTTGCCCTTCTTGGCCGCTTCGCGCTTGGTCGAGTACGCGATTGCGACCGCCTGCTTGGCCGGTTTCCCGGCGGCAATCTCAGCCTTCACGTTCTTGCGGAACGCCTCTTTGGAGGTGGACTTCACCAGAGGCATGTCACTTGCCCTTCTTCGCGGGCTTGGCCGTCTTGGCAGACTCGCGGAACGCAGCCGCGGTGGGCGCGCCCTTGGAGCCCGGCTTTCGCATCTTCTCGCCGGATCCGGCGGCGATGCGGGCCTTCTTCGCGTGGATGTTGGCGTACAGACCTGGCTTGGCCATCAGCACTTCCACCTTTTCATGCTTGCCTTGGCGCGGTCGGCGTTCTCCGACTTGGCTACCACACCCGCCATGCGGGCGCAAAAGGACTTTTTGCGGCCCTTGTCAGCCTCGGTCTTGGGGCTGGGCGCCGGGGGCTTGAGGTTGGAGCCCGTCTCGCGATTGTACTTGGCCCGGCCCTTTGCAGTCAGGCCGGCGCCCTTGCTCGTCGGTAGCTTCTCGCCGCGGCCTACGGCCAGCGATACGCTTTTTTTTGGCATCTTACACGCAATGGATAATGGCAAAGTTCAACACGACGGCTTCGGATAACGGACCGGCTGAGATGTTACGCAGGACAAACGCGCAAGAACCAGCCGTGTGGCCTGAAACCCAGCAGTTGTAGGTTACATTTGACGCCACGCCGCCAGCCACGTTGACAATCACTAAATCTTTGGCGGATATTTTGCTGTTGGTCATAGTAAACGCAACATTGGTAGTAGCGTTGAGGGTAGCATTGTTCATCGTAATTTGGCCCGCTGAGGCGTTAATCGTCACGCCCGTGGACTTGTCGGTCAACTGCGTGACGGTGCTCTGCGCGGCTGCCGCGTAGCCAATCTCGTCGGAGGCGTAAATGTCCACGCCGTTGACGTCAGTGCCGCTGACGGTTGTTGCGCTGACGGTATCAGCGCCGACAATGTTTTGGTCTTCGTAGGCGACGCCAATCGGCTTGGTGTTGCTCGACATGTCTTAAGATCCCATCCAAGACGTCTGTATGCCGCCCGCAGCATAATTGCGCCGCAGGGTTCTGTCCACATATTCCCGATGGGCCACCGGAAAGGCGAAGGTGACGGCAATGGCGTCGGCGGCGTCGGGGCTGGCCAGCCCGCGGGCCTTCATGTCCTTCTTGCTCTCCAGATAGATCGTACCCTTGCTGTCGGGCTTCATCATCGGCCCGGTCAGGTCGTTTTTGAGGAAGCGGTCCTGCGGGATTGACCCCGTCTTAAGCCACTCCCGCATCTCGCCCCACATCTCGGCGCGCTTGTTGCCCCACATCACCGGGTTCTTTGACTTGTTGCCGAAGTTGACCCCCTTTACCTTGTACCGCTGCTCCTTGAGCCGGTCCACGACGCCGGCGCCTAGGCCGCCTTCGTCGATAACCACCAGCGCTGGCTTGTACGTCTCAATGGCCTCGATGACGTGGCCCACGACGGTCATGGTGTCGTCGCCCTTGTGCCGCTTGATGGCGACGACGTCGCGCCCCTGGCGGATGGCCAGCACCGTGCTGTCACTGCCGAACCGCGCCGGATCCACCCCCAGCACGACGGGCGCCGACGGATCCTTGTACGCCGGGCGGCGCATGGCGTCGTCCACCAAGCTGGCGCCGATAAACTGGTCGTCGGAGGCGTTGGGGAACTGCCCGTAGACCTCGACGTGGGCCTGGGTGCTGTCCGGCCCGTACTCGTCGATGATCTGCTGGTAGACCTGCTTGTCGGTGCCTTCGACCGACCTGGCGTCCACAATCTTCGTGCCCCAGAAGTCCCGCTTGGAGTGGAAGCACTCGTAGAAGTACCCCGCGTTGCGGCGGGGGTTGCTGAACGCCAGCCAGAAGCGGTGCGGCGTGTTCTCGGTGAAGAAGCCCGCAGCGACCGACCAAATGGTGTCGTCGATACCGCTGGCCTCGTCGTAGATCAGCATCACGCCGTCGAAGTTGTGAACGCCCGCGTAGGCGTCGGGGTTCTCAGCCGACCACAGCCGGCCCTCGACGCCCCAGTAGCGCGTGCCCATCTTGAGGTCGCGCTCGACCAGCTCCGTCAGCCACTTTGCCGGCATGACGCGCGTCGCGCTGACCTCAAACCAGTGGCTGTTGAGGCTCATTGAAAGCCACTTGGTGATCTCGGCCCAGGTGACGGAGCGAAGCTGCGCCTCGCTATTAGCCGACACGATGGTCGTCGAGCCGATCCTGGTCGTCAGCATCCAGATGACCAGCCAGGAGACAAGCGCCGACTTGCCGATGCCGCGGCCGGACGAGATGGCCATGCGGAAGGTGTCGAAGTCCACCTTGCCGTTGTTGCTGCGGATGTGGTCAGCCAGGTTCTGCAACACCTCGCGCTGCCACTTGCGCGGCCCCTGGAAGTGTTCCAGCGGCGTGCCTTTCTGGCCCCACGGGAAGGCGAACAGCACGAACTTCAGCGGGTTGTCCTTAATGGCCGGCGTCCACAGCCGGCTCATCAGCTCCATCTCGTCGTCGGGCGAGTACTTAACCGTCTGCACGAACGCGCTCCGGGTAGGGCTGTGCGTCTTCGATGGTGGTGACGGACTCTGCGGCGCCCTCGATGACGCGGCGCTGCGCTTCCTGTAGCGCGTTCGTGATCGAGATCGTCTGGTTGACCTCGACCGTCACGGCCTGCTTTGCCACCCAGCCGTGGACGTGCTTGAGGATGTCCAGCGCCGCCTTGGCGTCGCCCTCGCGGGCGGCGGTGTGCAGCACCTCCGACATCTCCATCTCGCCGTCGGCGCGCCCCTTCTCCTCGGCCAGCGCCGCCAGCGGGTCGAACTCGCAGAGGCTGCGGTACTCTGCGGGGCGCATTCCGGCGGCCAGCGCCAGCGTGTCCCCACGCAGGCCCTTGCGCGCCGCGTTGTAGATGGCCTCCAGCCGCGCTTCCGTCGCTTGCAGCCGCCGCGGCTCATACGGGAGGGAGAAGATCGACATGCCCGCTTGTACCATGTTGTGTGACGCGGGTGCAAATGGCGCGTTGCAACAAGCTGTGTTGCAAAAAATTTCTACGAAAAAATTTTGTTTGTAGCCCCTCCGGCCCTGGACCGGGCGGCCCGCCGGCCCCCTCCCCCCGGCTGCCTGCATTATACAATCTATTACAGGCAATGGGCCGCGGGCTGACTGTATACGCCATACAATCTATTGCACATCGCATCCCGCCAGGGCCAGGCGGTATGTTATAACGTAACACCACGCCAGGCGCGCAGCCAGCTGGCGCCAGCGTTCGGCAGTTTCGGCAATGCCGAAAGCGATCAAGCCGAGACATTCAGCGTTCGGCAGTGTTCGGCAGTTTCGGCTATGCCGAACGACGTCGAGCAGAGACATGGCACTGGCGCGGGCAGGATGCGGCGGTGTGGCGTCGAGGGCGAGCGGGTTTCGGCAGTTCGGCAGTTTCGGCAGTGCCGAAAATGTTAGCAGACCCCTAAACCTATAATATACTATAGGTATATATACCTACTATATCTAAACAATATA